GCGGCGGTTGCAGTCTGCTGGTTTGTTGCCGCAGTTTTTGCTGTTGAATAATCGCCATAATTTCCGTTGTACTGCAAAAATGTTGCGTAGTCCGGGAAGCCTGCTATTGTGGCCATCCGGATGTTTGCAGCATCATTGTTCATTTGTTCGTACGCGGCTACATTCCCGTTAAATTGGATGTAGCTTGCGTAGTCAGGAAAGCCGGCCGTCTGAGCCGTCTGCAAATTGGCGGCGGCTGTCTTGGCCGCGTTGTATGCGCCGATGTCTCCGTTGTACTGGGTGTAAGTGGAAACATCAGGGAACCCCGCATCGGTTGCCAGTTTGATGTTGGGGTCTGCCGCCAGCATGTCTGTCGGAACGCTTTGCACAATCTTGGTTGCGAGGCTGACTGCGGCGTCGTCCGACATGCTGGTCAGGCCAAGGTCTCTCATCATTTCTTGCGCATCGGCGGCGCTTATTGGCTGGCCTGACTCAAACGCAGACATGCCCTGCAAGAAGTTGTCTAGCTTTGTTTGCGCGTCAGCCTCACTAATCTGGCCTGTGAGGCTGTTTAGAACCTCTTGGGTTGGATTGGCGTAGCCAAGATTTTGAGCGATCTGGAGGGCTTCTGCGTTGTCTGTTAATAGCGGATCTACAAATGATGCTGGCAAAAAATCATCATAAAATGATGGATCAATTTTTACGTAATCATTGTTTACAACCGCATCGCCAAAAGTTACGTTTTCTCCGGAAGAATCAACCCCAAGCACGGCGTTGGCTTTTAATGTAGACAGGTCTGCTGTTTTTGCGCCAGATAAAAATTCACCGAGAGAGACATCATTCCCCGAGTAATCTTTGGCCACGGATACAGTGTCATTGATTGCAGCCGGCGTTATTGCGCCAGTTGCTACCCCCGCGCCAATTGATGCAGAAGCCCAGCCAGCCGCTACTGCTGACTTCAAATCATTTTCTGTAATTTTGCCCTTTACCGTAAACGTGGTGGCAAGAGTTTGAGGAACTGTTTCAATAAATTCCGAAGCTGCATTTACACCAATGGTTGATCCATATTTTGCAGCGGTTTCTTTTAACCCACCTTTAAGGCCATCAAAGTAATGCTTAAAAATCATTTTGTCAGCAAAATACTCCGCTGGTATTGTGACCGCCGCATGAATTGAGCCGTTAATTAATGCTTTATCTCTAGCAACATCGTCCGGGACTCCTGCTTGTTTTAATAAATCGTAGGCCTCTTTTCCACCAGCGCCAAAAGACTCCCAGCCATCAAGGACAGCGGATACGGCAGCAGCCCCAGCTAAAGTTACTGCGGCTGGAGCACTAAATGCTAATGCCGTGCCGCCGGCTATTGCACCAACCAGCCAAGGCAGACCTTCTTGGACACCCTCTTTTCCTATTTCGGAAATGAACCCTAATGGGTTATCTCTGATGGCCTTAACAATTGCACCGGGCTGATCAAAATATGATAAATTACCAGCGTCTTTCCATTGTTTATTTAAATTGGCTTCTTGTATGGCAACATCTGAACCAGTTGCATCTTTACCATATTGAACTAAATACTTTCCAAGATTTGATACTGAATTTTGAAAACTTGTGCCAGATGCTAATGAAACACCCGCTGCGTATGTTTCCATTTGCTGACCAAGTGCCGATGCTCCAGTTGCAATTAACTGATCAAGAATTGTTTGAGCCGGGGCTGCTAATTTAATTTTGCCAGCAACGTCACCTGCTACGTCATAGCCAGAGTACCTTACGTTGCCAGTGTAAAAATTATCAAGGGCACGGCTTGGATCGTTATAGGCAACTGCTTGTGTACGCGCATTTTGCTCATCCGCAGTTATTGTTGTGAGCGTGCTTCCTTTGTAATCAAAAGTTTGATTGGTGCCAAACAGTGAACGAGCAACTTTAAATGCCGCATTTTGATTGGGGGCATCGTTAATAAGCGCTTGAAAAACATCTTTTTCAGTGGGCCCATCACCCGTCATGCTATAGACGCTGTTGTCGTAGTCAAATTGCGTGTAGCCAGCAAGACGTGCGGCATTGGCTGCATCTTGTTTGGTGTTGTAGTCCCCGCCATCAAATACCAGTTGTTTGGCAACTAAAGAATCAATTTCTGCATCTGTTAATTTAAGTGCGGAACCACTACCGTCTTTAAGTTGCGTAGCTTGATTAGTGGTTATATTTGTGCCGCCACCTGCATCAACAGGAGTAGGCGTTACCACAGTCCCGGTGCTACCGTCCACTGCACCGCCTACAGTTGGCGTTACGTAACTTGTTCCGGTGCTGCCGTCTGCCGCGCCCCCTTGGGTAGGGGTAACATAAGTTGTTCCTGTACTGCCGTCTGCGGCCCCGCCTATGGTAGGCGTTACGTTTGTGCCACTTAAAGGAGGAAGCGCAGTCCCAGTTACATTTGATCCTGTAACTGGAGTAGTTTCTGTTAAGCCGGCGCGTTGCAGGTTACCAACAACATCTATGTTTGGTTCTGTTTGCCTTACTGTTTTGGCAAATGAGTCAATTTCGCTTTGCTCTACGCTCGGCCCAAACGCGGTTTGCCAGAAATCTAATGCGGCCGGATCTGGCTCCCTGCCAACAATATCCCGATAGAGCTGTGCAACAGCACCTTGCGCGGCGGGGGGATTTGCCGAGGTTTGAACTACATCAAGGGCGCGACTTGGGTCCCTGTAGGCGTCGGCGATCGCTTTTACGTCTGGGGTCAAACCCGTTGCAGTGTCAATAAAATTGGCAGCAGCTTTTTTGCCTTCTGCAAGCGCGGCATTCAGAGCTGCATTGGTAATGTCTCTGCCCGTTAACGCTGCTGAAATCGAGGCTCTGGCTACGTTTTGGGCTGCTGGCGGTAGTTGGCTAAAGCCCGGCATAGCATTGGTAATGCCACTTATTGCTGTTCCGATCGCAGCGCCAGCCAATGCATTTAGGGGATTTTGACCAGTTAACCCCGAGCTTACAACATTGGTGACGCCTTGCGTTATTCCTGATTTGACAAAAGCTGGAAGGTCAACACCTTGTAACGCACTGTTTACAGCGCCAGATACGTTAGACCCTACAAAGTTTAAACCGGCAGACAGCACAGCGCCTTTTATGGCTTCGCCTACATCCCCGCCGTTGGTGGCGGTTTGAATAATAATATTGCCAGCAAGCGTTGCAGCGGTGGCGTTAGTGATCCCCAATGCAGTGCCAATCGTATATCCGGGGGCGGCAAGTAACCCTGAGACGGTAAAACCTGACGCAGCAGCACCAGTAGTAGCCGCCAGAGTAGTACCCACCCCACCCGCTGCCGCTGCACCAGCATTTAACAGCCAAGGTATGCCGTAGTACGCAGCGGAGGCGACTAAAGCTACTTTGGCAACATCTTCCAGTGAATCAAGAAATTGCTCCCCCATAGTTGAGGGATTTTTGGGGATGTAATAACCTGTTGTATTCCCAGTAGGATCAAATAATGACCCAAGTTCTGGGCTGTGTTTAACTGCAAAACCGATGACGTTAGATGTGTCTTGTACCTCAGTGTTGTCGTCTCGCCCACCAAGTTTTGTCCCGTACCGTATGTCTACACTGCCAACAGGCACCCCAAGCGAGGCCGCAATTTGTGCTTGGATACTTTGTGTGGTGGCAGCGGGAGCAGTAGTAGGAGCAGTAGTAGGAGTAGGGGTAGGGGTAGGGGTCGGGGTAGGGGTAGGAGTAGGGGTAGGAGTAGGGGTAGGAGTAGGGGTAGGAGTAGGGGTAGGAGTAGGGGTAGGGGTCGGAGTTGGGGTAGGAGTTGGTGCAGGATTAGCATTGGTATATTCTTCACCCGCTATGTTCCTAAAGGCTTTTAATTCATCTGCACTAACATTTGAACCAAATTGTTGGGTAAAGTATGCCAATCCACCGGGGTCAGGCTCTCTTTTAAGCTCCTCTATGTACATCCGCCGAATTGCTTCATTTGCTGCATTGGTATATTCTTCACCCGCCATGTTCCTAAAGGCGTTTAGTTCATCTGAACTAACATCTGTACCAAATTGTTGGGCAAAGTACGCCAATCCACCGGGATCAGGCTCTCTTCCAAGCTCCTCTATGTACATCCGCCGAATTGCCTCCTCTGCTTCGTTCGCACGATAGGTATATCCCAAAGCTTTGCGACGGTACTCCAAAATATTCATAAATCGCCAAACCCGTTCATGTTGTTTGCGTTGCTGGGTTGACCGCCGCCACCATGGCCTCGGCCCAATCAAACCAATTGTCGTACTGATCCGTGCGGGGCGTGGCCTCGTTTGCAAAAACGTCAATTGCGTTCAGGCCATTGCCCCACAGCCTCCAGTCCGTCTGGCCATCGGGAATCTGAAGATTCTGGGCCCCGTACAGCTCGCACATGAGGCTTGCCCACGACTCAAACGTGCTGTAGCGGGGGTCGTAGATCAGCGCAGGGTTAAGGGCCATATGGCCTCACGTCGCCGATCTCGGCACTGAGCAAGACTTTGCCAAGCTGGTAATTTCCGCCGGCCACGTTAGATGTGAATTTAAGACGCAACTCCCGGCGTTGTTCGCGCATGTCAATTTTTCCGTTGTTGGGTCCAAAAACGTATGGGTCGGACTCCTTGTCCTCGCCCTGCGCAAATGGCCGTCCGGTCACAATGACCGACATTTCACCAGATTGGATGAAATCCGGTTCAATCCGATCAAGTCGGATCCAGCGGTTTACGCCTTCTGTGGCCAACTGGGACGGGCCGCCAGAGACCCAACCAAGGTCGTTGGTCTCAAACGAGCTGAGGATGGACTGCACGTTCTGGCCATCAACTTCGTCGGTGCCAATTTCGTGTTGGTACATGGCAATCAGGTCAGGCGGGGTTGAAAAAGTCAATTCCTCCGAAGCAGTGCTTGTAGCCGCCGCTGACATTTGAATGGCTTGAAGATAAATTGCCGTGACCGAGATGGCAAACCCAGCCCCCGCGCCGCCCAAACTAGCCGCCGTGGCGCTCAACACGTTGCCGATGACATAACTCGCCCCTCTGGACGTAAGGGTTACGGTGGTCACTACCCCCCCGGCAACGACGATTGTGGCCTTAGCGCCCAGTCCTGACCCTCCTGTGAGGGTTACGTTGGTGTAGGTTGCATTGACGTAGCCAGCGCCCGGGGTGATTGCCCCAAGCGCCTTGATGTTGCTGGTCGTAATGGCCACCACGGTCGTACTTGTGGGAATATTGGTGCCAGCAATAACCTGATTGAGCGCAACCTGCAAGTTGTAGGTGTCGCTGTACAAGAAAACGCTACCAGACACCTCGTTGAAAGTGTCTGTAAACACAAGCTCAGACTCGCTGGCATGCCAGTCAGCGGCCACGGGAAAGGCGAACACTTGCGAAAAGTACCCGGCAGAGCGCTGGGCACCTCGGGCCTCGCCGGCATCGTACCAAGTGTTCTCGCGCACGTTGTAGATAACGGCGTCAGTACACTCGGTTGCCTCACCACGCGGATAAAACCACCAGATCTCACCAAAACGAGGAACCTTTGTTGCCCAAACTTTCTGACGCTGGTCGTAGTTCAGATTGTCAAAGAAGTAGTTCTGGTTCATGCTGTTGGGGATCTCCTTGACCACCCCGTTGTACAGCAGGAAGCGGTCAACGCCGCACCAGTAATAAACGCCGTCGTACTCAATGGCCGACTGAGAAGACAGGATGGAGGACTGGCTGCTGATGATGTCGTAGCGCCAGTACTGAGCAGGCGTCCCTGTCCCGCCAATGAATGACACGCGGATGAGGCTGTCAAGGCTCCAGAACAGGCCAGAGGGCGCGTTTGAGCCGCCCCTGACGGGTAGCCCTTGGACAATCTTGCCAGAGGCTACGTTGACCGCATTAGCGTCGGCAGAGACCCAGTCGCTAGGGTTGCCGGCCGAGCAGTTCTGAATCAGCCCGTTGTTACCATACACGAACAGGTAAGGGTGCAGGGAGACAACACCGCCAGACACTTCAATGTTGTTGTCAAAAGTCAAAGTTACCGGGCCGCTTGATGTGGCCGCAGCGGACAACACAACTTTTTGATAGGAACCAAGCGTAAAAACAAACCCAGTTGTTGGCGCAACAATTGTGGATACCGCGCCTCCACCAGAAGTTGCAGACAACGTAAATGTTGTTGAATAGTTCGTGGCAATAACGTAGTAAGTGCTTCCAGCAGAAAGACCAATGTATCTTTGTATAGTAAACACCAAATTGTTAGTGCTGGTTACTATTGTTGTAATCGCTGATCCACCAGAGGTAGCAGACAAAGTAAATGTTGACGTGCCATTGGTTGCAATAATGAAGTACGTTGTCCCGGTTATAACTCCCGGGAATGGTGTTGTAACAAATGTCAATCCAGTAGTTGCACCAAAGGTGTTTGTTATTGAAGATCCACCAGAAGTGGCAGCCAAAGAAAAGGTTGTTGTGCCGTTCGTGGCGGAAATGTAATAAGTTGCTCCTGAAACAAGTCCTGTTCCATTTGGCCCAGTGAACGTCAGTCCCGCCAAGGTGACAATATTTGTTGCTATTGCCTCCCCATTTATTGAAGACGCCAACGTAAATGTTGATGTCCCGTTGGTTGCAATAATGTAATAAGTGATGCCTGCTGTGACACCGCTTGACAATATTGCCGTAAATGTTAGCCCAGTGGTTGTGCCTGCCGTTGTTGTCAAGGCTGTGCCGAACAACGCCGCTGACAACGTAAATGTTGATGTCCCATCGGTGGCAATAATGAAATAAAACCTGTTGCCATTGATACCAGTTGACGTTCCAGTAAGCGTGCCAGAAACAAAAACTGGCTGGCCAATGTACAGGCCAGTTGTAGCTGTGCAGGAGCACTGACCCGCAGTTCCAGTAACGGCAACACCAGCAACTGTTGATGGAGTAGGTGTGCCGCCCACGGTAATTGGCTGGCCTATGTAGAGTCCAGTTGTTGCGGTGCAAGAAAAAGCGCCATTTACGCTTGTGATTGCAACACCTGCAAGTGTGTTTGTGCTTATTGATCCAGAAACAACTACCGGCTGACCTACCGCAAGGCCAGTTGTAGCTGTGCAAGAAAAAGCACCGCTTGAGCTTGTGATTGCAACACTCGCCAAGGTGGTGTTAAGCAGCGCCCCGGACACGACAACTTCCTGACCGTTGTACAAGCCATTGGTTGCGGCGCAAGAAAATGTACCGCCCGTCCCAGTTACCGCAACCGTGGACAAAATTTCTTTTGGCAGCGACCCTGAAACAGTAACTGTTTGGTTAATGTAAAGGCCTGAGGTTGACGCACAAGAAAAAGTTCCGCTTGTTCCCGTCACTGCGACCGTGCTTAAATTGGGCGACTCAAGATTGCTTGAAACAACTGTTGTTCCGGAAGGTATGTTTGTGCCGGTAACAGTCTGGCCAGCGCCAATCAAGGTGTTTGTTTCAGATATGGTGACGGATGTTGTGCTGTTTATGTAGGCGTTGGCATCAGTAAAAATTCCAATTCTGGACATGGTCGTGCTATTGATATCGCCAATCAGCACAGGCGTATCAACGTCATTGCTGATTGAGTCAAGGTTCAGACCGGGGTGGGCCACAAGCGACTGAATGCCATTTCCACCAACGTCATAAAACCCATCAAATTGCCACAAGTTCAAATTTGAAGCCGTAAAGTTGGCCAACGTAAAATCTACAGCCCCAGCGCCAATACCGTTGTTGTCAATGGTCAGGACTTGCAAGCCGTCGTTGTAGCCGCTAAAAATTGAGGTAAAGCCGTTCTGCGGGTTTACCCAAATCCCACGAGAGGGGCCTGTGAGTTGATTTGAAATGACGCGGAATCCGCCAATCTTGCGGGGACGGCCGCGTTGAAAACGCACCCACTCGCCATCGGTGTAAAAAACTTTGTCAAAGACCGTGCCGTCGCGTTGAATGCCCGGCTTTGTGTCAAGGGTAAAAACCTTGGTTGCCATCAGAAAACTCCGCCCTGAACACCCCCAGTAAAGTTGCCGGTGCCGGGAATATTCAGCCCTGTAGCCGTTAAACCAAACAGCTTGACGCCCAAGATTGCAATACCAAACTCACCAGAGCCGGGCCGGTAGATGCCCGTTGAGGTCTCTGAAGAAAAGTTTAGCCCCGGAGCGCCCACCGAGCCGTCCACCAAAGACACACTTGACGCACCGGCGGCGATCGTTGAGGCGTTGAGCAAGTTAATTGAGTCGCACAGCAAAATTACCTGCTGGCTGGCGGGGATTACCGCCGTGGACCCGCCGCCGCCTGTGGTGAAGGTAATTTGATAGCCGGGGCCTCCGCCATTGGTCTGGTTTGTGATGTAGTACACCTGAACGGTTTGGGGCAAAACCACAGTCACGTTGCCTGTCAGGGTGCCGGTGTACTTTTGAATTGTGTTGGCGGCCTCGGCTGCTGTTAGGGTGTAGCTGCCAGACACCACAGCTTTGGTGAGCTGGGTAAAATTAAACTGAACATTACGGCCCAAACCAACTGTGAAGAAGGCTACGCCAGAACAGCAAAGCACGCAAGAGTCAGCAGGTTGCAATGCAATAGTTGCAGCGCCGTTTATCAGAATACCGCCAGATGGAGCAATGGTCAACGTGCCAGTTCCACCATTGCGGACCATCATGTACCAGTCATTTCCCAGTGTGACGGCTGATGTCAAAGTTAGGGAACCCGCGCCGCCGGTCCAAACGTAGGTTGATGCACGGTCTGTGGCCACCGCAGTGTAGTTTGACGCAAAGGTGTTAACCTCATTGGCAGCGTTCAAGGTGTTGGAGATGGCCTTCAGACCAAATCCAGCAAGGGTGGCTGCATCAACATTGGATGTGCCCACGCCAAAGGCAATCAGGCCCCATGTGCCGGCCTCAGTGGCGTTGTCGGTCAGGTAGATGTACTTGGCCTCGCCTGCCGCAATGGTGACGATTGTGGCCCCGTCGTAGTCCCTGACATCAAAGCTGTAGGAGCCAACATTGCGGAACAAGGCGTCAATGCCAACAGACGCCTGATTTGCAGGCGGCATGTCTAAGGTGAACGAGTCAAGCGTAAAAGTCAGGCCGGTAGTTGTGCCGGCCGTAGTGGCCACCGCCAATCCGCCTAAAGTAGCCGACAGGGTGAAGGTTGTCGTGCCATTGGTAAGAATGATGTAGTAGGTGGTGCCGCTGACAAGGCCTGTTGCTGTGCCAGTAAGAACCCCAGTGACAACAACGGCTTGGCCAACAAACAGGCTGGGAGTTGTGGTGCAAGAGCACTCCCCGCCCGTGCCCGTAACAATGACGCTAGCAAGCACTAGGCCGCTGGAGAGCGACGTGACATCCATGATCCGCGCTGCGGCGTTGTCCGTGACGCTGCCGTTGATTGGCCACGACAGGGTGCTGTCTGCGGAAAGCGTAATGTCTCGGTAAGAAACGTCGGTCGGCTGGATTACTTGGCCGGTAAATGGCGAATTAAAACTCATTATGAATCCCTCACAATTGCCTGACGATCAGCGGCACGGATGACGTTCTCCGTCTTCAGGACTTCAATGATTTTGTCGTAATTGCTTTGCCACATAGGCATGCGCTCGTCATTCTTGAGGAACGGCATGGCTTGCAGCAAAGTGCCATACAGCAGCGCCTGTGGGGCGTACTGGGTAAACCAGCTTGATTGGTTTGATGAGTCCAAGGGTTGCACGCGCTCGTAATACAGAACCTCGTATGAGTAAGCCAGTGTTGGAGTGGGACCTACCAACCAGTGCTCGTAGTCGTAGTCGCAAAAATACAGCGGAACGTCAGTGCTGGCCGCTTCTGGCCAATACTCTCGAATGTACTCGTAGGTGCGGAGCAGCACAGGTTTGCGCTTGCCTGCTACGGTAACGTTCATTGAAACAGTCTTGCGCCAGCGTGCCGGCTTGGGAATTACGTTCTCGGACGCAACCATAGTGCTTGTGGCCACAGTCAGGTTGCCAAGAAATTTGATCTCAGCCGCAATTATCTGCTCTGCCAGCATGATGAACTGCGGAATTTTGTCTAAAGTCTGGGCATCTGTGCGTTCCAGATAGGTCTGGATGTCATTGACCAAACTGTCATACGTCATGGTTGCGGCGACCGTCATTTTGTTCTCCGTTATCCGACGTTAAATTGCTAAGACAGAAACAGGGCGCGTTCGTCATTGCGGCGTTTGACTAGCCCCGGAAGGATTTTACCCCCGCCCCGTGTAAACTTCAAGAACTCGTCTGCCGCCGCTTCAATCTCACCCCGAAGAACCTTCTGACGGAGGGTTGATCGCTGTACGCCGCCCAAACCGAGATTAAAAGCAAAGCTGACAAGAGCGTCGTTTTGACCTTGGGTAAGCACCACAGGAAAAAGTTTGGCGACCCCAACCTCAAATCGGCGGAGATCAGCACTAAGGATTCCATCTACTTCGGCTCCTGAAAATACGCGGTTATCTTCCGCTTTAAGCGGGTAAGCGTCTCTCTGATCCAGAGGTAAACGACCTTGATCGGGGTATAAAACATGACCAACTCCTACAGTCCAAAGACGCGCTGGGCAACGGTAAGGTTTAAACCGCACACCCTCGTGATGTTTGATCATCTCCATGCATCGCGCAGAGACTTTCATTTCTTGCTGAACGCTTGGCTTCCAAACCAGAAAGAAATGACGCTGGCCCAGATGATCTGAGTTTCGTCATCCCAGATGTTGTCCAGCATGATCTGGAAATCTACACCGTGCTGCCAAGCGTAGACAAACCCAGCAACGTCAACAAACACCAGCAACAGGAACAGGCCATAGGTGATAAGGGGACGAACACCAGCACGGAGATTCACCATCCACTGGCTTGCACCTTGACCAATAGCTATGTCGTGAGCGTACAGGGCGCTGCGCTCTGCTGATGCGGCCTCAATCATCTGGCCCTCTACCCTGATCTCTTCCACCCGTTGCTGGGCTTCAAAACCTGCCTTGCGAAGTTCCAGTTCCCGCTCAGTCTGGAGGCGAGCCATTGCCATCTCGTGGCTTTTGTCCGCACGGTCTTGAAAGAAACCCAACAGCTTGGGTAAACCACCGGCAAGAAAGCTGACCAGTGTAGTAATCAGAGTAATCATAATCAGCCCTTTAAGTCAAAACTCAGGTTTGCATGGCGGGGGTACTGCACAACGCGCTCCCCCTCGGGGCATTTGTACTTAATCGTTGCCAGCAGTGTGGCTGTGCCGGGTGCAATCTTCTCTTTTCTCACCATCGTGAGTTGGTATGTAAACGTGTCAATTGTTGGCCCAGCGGGGCCGCTGAACTTACTTGCCGTTGTTGTTGCCTCATGCACCATGCCTGCGGCGTCACGGATGCTTGGCGTAAAACTCTCCACCGAGCAATCATCCCGCTTTTTAATCCGCGCCACTGTCACATTGATAGGCTTCCCGGCTTCGGCAACAATCTTAAAATGCTCTGGTGACCATTCAAGGATAGCCCGGTCAAACCAACCAAACTTGTCTGCAAGCGTGTACCCGCCGCCAATGGCTGCAATGCTGGCTGCGACTGCTCCAATGGCTTTGGTTACATCAATCATTTGTCTGTCTTATTCCACATCAACGTCCAAAGGTCAGAGAGGCGTAGACGATGGATGCCATGGAGACAATCAAGACGCCAGTAGTCTTCATAATCACACCCTCAAGCCTCTTGAGCCTCGCATTGATCTGTGCATACCGTTCTGCACAAACGGCCTCATGGCTTGTCAACCGGATGTCAATATCACTCATATAAATCCTTTAGCCAATGCGATACAAAATGTAATTGCTAACTGAGGTGCGGCGAATACGGAACCGGGCAGAAATGCCGGTTAACACCGTAAGAGTACCGATGTTTGTAACCCCGGTATTGACCGCCATCGTAACCGTACCGGATGCGGTATTAACTATTGAAAAATCAAACCCAAGGTCATCGCCTGACCAGCTAATTAAAGTGTCCAAAGTAGACCCTGTAGGCATGGTTAATGTGTACGCAACGCCTGTTGTGACAATAATCTGAGTCTGCAAGTTAGCGGCGGTCAGCGTTGCAGTGGTAGAAAAACTTGCCGGGGCAGGGGCGTACACCACCACAGCGCCCGAAAGAAACTGCGCATTGCCTGCGGAGTCCATGGCTTGTCGCACATTGCCTGCGCCATCACTCAAGACAATCCAGTTGCTGCCGGTTGAGGAGATTGGTGCGGCGCTACCGTCATAGCCGCCGACGACTACGTTGTTAGAGCCTGTTGTGATTGCAACGCCTGCATAATATCCAATTGCAGTATTATTGCTGCCTGTAGTGGTTGTGGCAAGTGCTCCACTTCCGCATGCAGTATTAAAACTTCCGGTGTTTTGGAATAGTGCAGCATCTCCCACCGCAACATTGTTTGTGCCTACGACGTTGCTAAATAACGCAACAAGCCCTACCCCAGTATTATAACTGCCCGTATTATTATTGGCTAACGCGTCCTTACCTACTCCAGTATTAGAAACGCCAGAAGTGTTAGTCTCTAGGACTCGGATGCCAATCGCAGTATTGGTAGCTACCGCACTACCGCCCAACCCAACAGTCAAACCTTGAACAAGAGCGCCCCCAGTCAATGTAGATACGCCTGTCACGCCCAGCGTGGTGGATGCAGTGATGGCCTTGGCTGCAAGGGTGGTGTTGGCTACGGTCATCGTGCCAGTGGCTGCACCAATGTTTACTGTGGTGGCTGCACCGCCAAAATTGATTGTGGTTGCGGCGGTGTTGAGCAGTGCAAATGTAGTAGATGCAGTGGTCAAGCTGGTGGTGATTGCGGGTGAAGTTCCGAACACTGCAACGCCAGTGCCTGTCTCGTTGGTCAGAGCCGCAAGCAACTGGGCAGAGGTAAACGAACCCAGCGAGGTAGCATTTCCAACGGATGTGACTGCGCCAGTCAAGTTTGCGTTTACTGTTGCGGTTCCAGTTCCGTTCCCCGTGCCGCCGTTTGCAATTGCAAGAACTCCGGCAACCGTCACAGCCCCAGAAGTAGCAGACGACGGTGTCAAACCTGTAGTGCCAAATGAAACTGTTGTAACTGGCGTTGTGGCCGCGCTACTTGCAAGCAACTTGACAGTACCTGCGGAGTTTTTAAAGTACAACTTTTCGTCAACCGTGTTAAGCGCCAACTCGCCAGCAACAAGGTTGGCAGAAGACGGTGTTGCCGCAGCCGTAGTTGTGTAGTACAGCGAGATTGGGGTAAAGCCTGATTGAGCCATTAGAAAGCACCTCTAAAATTTAAAAAAATCATGCGCTTGAATCCGTCGTCAAAACGGGCTTGGATGTTTTCATATATTTGTTGACAAATTGCCTCATGAACGCTCAGACGCTTGTCGGTTTCGGTGGCCAACTCATGAATCTGTTCCATAAAAGTCTTTTAGAAAAATGGCAGGAAGCCACCAGCACCGCCGGCAGCGCCAAAGTTCCAGCCAGTGTTGTTGCCGCCATCCACGTTGCCCTGAGATGTTGGAGCGAACCAATATCCAGCAGGGGTTGCAGCAGAGTCTGTGATTGAAACGTAGCTGACCAGCACCTTGCCACCAGTGTTCTTGGCAAGGTTCCACCGAGTGCCGGGGGTCTCGCTTTGCAAGGTCACAAGGTTGCCAGCCGTGCCAGATACGGAAAAGTTATTCACAGTTTGGGTCGACCCCGCCTGAAAACCCAAAGTCAATGGCTGGGCAGTGTTGCTGATGCTGTTGAACGTGTTGCTGTCGTAGAAGCCACCGGGTTGGGTTGTTGAGAACACCACGTTGTAGTACGTCTTCCCGCCGCCGTAAAAATACTGCTCAGAAGCCCCCGTAAAAGGCTCTGCAAGGTAAATGGTTGAAGTGCCAGCGTTGAGGGTGTAAGAAAAACCAGAATCGGCAACCTGCCAAGAAGCAGAGGCTGTTGTTCCGCCAAAGCAGGTAAATGAGCTTGACCCGAGGTTAAGTGTTCGATCCCCATTAGCAGCAGAAGTGCCAAACTTCCCACAAGAAACTGCGTAATTGTTGGTAGTCAAAGTTCCCGCCAGCAGCAACATGGTTCTTGTTGACCCAAGAGTCAAATCATCTTGAAGTGACCATGACCCACCGACGCCATTAAAAGTCAACGGTCTGTCAATCGTCACCCCGTTTGTGGTGATGGTCTTTGTTCCAGAGGTGGCGGCGAAAGTGGTTGAGTTTGAAGACGCAGTGATTGTTTGCGTGGGCGACAAAGTGAGGTTGCCGTAAATAAACCCGCTACCAAACAACCCAGTCGTGCCGCTAAACCCTGTGAAGTTCAAATTCCTGACGCTGTTGGGGGCTGTAGCAGTCCATTGATCCGAACCCGCAGTGACGTTGAAGTCCACCACATTCGATTCAGTTGCGCCCGTTGTTCCGTTGTTGATCGTCCGAGTTCCAGTGCTACCGCTGTAGGTGAAATTCACCGTTGGTGTGCCTGTGTAGCTGAAGTTGGTCAGGTCTTCAAAAGCCCACACGGTTGCGCTGTTACCAGTGACGTTTATTTGTCCACCGTTAAATGCAATTGCGCGAACCTCAAGGTCGGTAAACGTGCCGTCGAAGTTGTCGCCAGTAAGCGTATTCCCATTAAGGTTGATCGTGCCGGCAACAATATTGACTTTTCCTGTGCAAGTGAAATTGTCAGCCAGAGTCACGGTAGCACCGGGTGCGCCAACGATGGTTGTTGTCATTGGGAAAATAACACCTGCCGTGGTAACGGTTGCATTAGAAAGCGGGTTAAACGCAGTCGACCCACCAGTAAAAGCAAAAGTTATGGCGCTCGAAAGCGTTACAGTCGACCCTGCGCAGCCAGCCGCAAGGGTGTTAAACGTGTTCCAGTTAATGGTTAATGCGTTGGTTAAAGAGCCTGCGCTGATTGACGGCAAAATCCATCCATAGTCCATCACAATGGTGGATGAAGCGCCAACGCCAGTATTATCCAAAACTGCCGTGTCCTGACCCAATGGGAAGTTGTTAATGTTTACTGCGCCACCGGAAGAAGTCGCCCACGCAACATCCGACCAATTTCCACCCGCTGGCTGATTCCAATAAATTGTTTTTGGCGTTGCAAAAGTGATGTTGGTGTTCGAGCCAAAATTACCGAGATTGGTTCCAGACCAAGGCGAAGAAGCGCCTGCGGCAATGATGGCGTTAAAGTCTGCATTTGCAAGCGATACGGATGCGACGGTAAGCGTAGTCCCACCGGCCGCGCCTACAAGCCTTGGGCGCGAGTTTGCCGCAGAACCAGAGCAGCTTAATGTGCCGCTGATTGTTTGATTAGCGCTAAAAGAAAGCGAACGACGACCAGCGCCAGCGGGAGAGTCCAGAGTGAGGTTGTTGAACGTATTTGCGCCAGATATGGCTACGTTGTAGTAACTCGCCGGGAACGTCAGGTTGTAGTACGTCAAGCCGCCGCCAGCAAACGAGGCGTTTATCGTGTTTGTAGACAGTGAAATGGTGGACGTGCCAGCATTCAACGTCATGTTGGTTGAGTCAGAAAGGTTCCAAGGAGTGCTGCCATTTGCTGCATTGGTCAACGTGACCGTGCTTGCGCCAAGGGTCAGTGTTCTAGTGTTGGTATTGTTTGACGAGAAAGTTCCAGCAGTCACTGAGTAGCCGTTGGTGTTTAATGCACCATTGGTAAGCGTGATTGCACGGGTAGCGCCAGAAGTCAGTGCGGCTTGGAGTTGCCAAGTGCCACCAACGCCGTTAAATGTGAATGGGTTATTAAACGTAACGCCAGCAGTGTTAATTGTCTTTGTGCCAGATGTGGCCGCAAAAGTATATGTGGTAGCTCCTGCGGAACGTGTCATGCCCGTAGAGGCTTTGAAATTACCATAAATTGAAATTGCAGTGTTACCCAAAGCGCCTGCGTATCCCGTTGGATTTGTGCCATCGGTAAAGTCTAGGTCACGATAACCGCCTGCGGTAAGCGATAAAGTACCTGTACCAGCAGTAATCCTGAATGAAATACTGTTGGCTTCGGTGACTGCTGTTGGGGTGATTGTTCTTGACGTTGCACTTGAGTTGGTGCAAATAATCTGCGGCGTTCCCGTAACCGTCATGGTCGTGACGCCAGTAAAAATTGTGCCCGTGCTGTTTAGCGAGATGGTGTTTGTGCCAAAGGCAAGCGTACCCGTAAAGCCTGTGCAAGTCAGGGTCTGAATCGTTGGGCTGATGTTGAGCGTGACTGTGCCAGAGCCAGAATTGGCATTTAGCGTTGCAGTGTCGGCAGAACCCGGTACGGACGCGCCAGAAGAGCCGCCAGAGGTCGCAGACCAGTTGGAGGTGTCGTTCCAGTTACCCGTACCGCCCGTTACCCAAAATCGTGCTGCCATGCTTACTTCTCAACAGGTGCATCAACCACTACAGGAGGGTTCTTGACGTAGGCGTCCCACTTGTCGTAACGGGCTTGCTTCATCGCCTCAATCTCGGCGTCAGTCAGCCCGTGGTCATCAGCCAAATGCAGAGCGTCACGAAAGCCGTTAATTTCAAAGTCAATCTTGATCATGTCAGTTCCTTAGAAGCCAAAGACCTTGGCAATCATCTGCCATTTAACAGCGGTGCTGTTGTAAATAAATCCAACGTAATCGGTTAAGCCACCACCACTTGATGCAGTCGGCAAGCCAATGTCCGTAGAGCCTTGGAACACAGCATTCCACGAGAAAGTCTGCACGTTGGTGCTGGTCAGTCTTAGGATAAACTTTTGCCCATTGATTGCCGTGCCCGTTGGGGCATTGATAGTCAATGTGCCTACTGCTTGGGTGTTGGCCTGAGTTGCAATGTCGGTGGTGTCAGTATTTACCGTGATGGATGTTGCATCTGCAATAACCACCACACGTGTTGTTGCGGTTCCACTCGTGTTTCCCGTGCCGCCGTTTGCAATTGCAAGAATCCCGGAAACTGTTACAGCCCCTGTAGTTGCTGTTGCCGGGGTCAGTCCTGTTGTGCCAAACGATATTGAGTTGACGACAATACCAGTGGGAATAGAATTCCAAGCGCCGTTGACGTACCCCTCAAAAGATGCAGTTGTTGAGTTGTAACGGAAATTACCGTTAGTGGCCGTACCTCGCTGACCTGTTGTTCCCGCTGGCACAACAACGCCCCCAGTGCCGGGGATCACAGGGTTGTCGGCCAAGGAAATGGTTGGGTTGCCGCTTACGCCAGTCCCGTTTGCCACGTCAATTTGGCTTGCAGTGCCTGTTATCGTCGAGGAGGTGATGCCGCCAGCAGTTGAAAGCGTTACCAGTCCGTTAAAACTTGCGTTGGCAAAATTTGCTACCTGACCGCTCAAGGCGATGGTTGGGTCTCCAGCAACGCCGGAACCGTTGGTAACTGTCAACCCGGCCCCGGAAGAGGCCACAGAACGGCCTGTAAGGGCCGTAGAGGACGTTTTGACTTGTATGCCGGTGCTGGAGTTGACCAAGGACAATAAAGCGTCTGTGGTCGTTATATTGAAGAGCCCTTGCGCCCCGCCGTCCGTCACCGTCAGGCCATTGGTTGCGCCAACGTAGCGGCTGTTGGCCAACTGAGGCGTCTGG